GGCGGTGTTTGCCTGCTCGGCAGCAGTTTTCAGGGTTGTTAATTTTTCTTTTGTATCGGAAATTTCCTGCGTTAATAATTTTTGTTTCTGTGCAAGTAATTCTGTGTTTGTAGGGTCAAGTTTCAGCAGTTTTTCAACATCTTTAAGTTGTGACTGCGTGCTTTTAATGTTGCCGTTTACTTCTTTTAATGCAGAGCTTAACTTGGTCGTATCACCGCCAATTTCAACGGTAATGCCTGATATTCTGCTTGCCGTAAGGCTTCACCTCCTATCGCACTGTTTGTACTATATTTTTGTCTTAAAATCGGTTAAAATCGTCCTGATTTGCAAGTTCTGTATAGCCATCATAGCTATCGTTATCCATTTCAATAAACATCTCATTTACCATTCCGATTGTTAGAAAATCCAGATCTGAAAGCGATAGCCCAATCTGCATACAGCGAAGCATAAACAGTGCTGTTGTCATTTTTCGGTCAGTTTTTCGACGTTTTTTTTAGATTCAACCTTGGTCTGCAAATTAAGACCCCACAACTCTAAAATCTGTGGAAGAACTTGATAAATCGATAAAGTATTGAAATTTTCAAGCCAGATATCAGGCGAATCTTCGACATTTTCAGGGTCTACGTGCTTTGCCATGAGCCATGCTAAATCTTCAAAATGTTCAAGCGTTTCAACAGAGATATCCGAATCTGAAGTTATGCTCTTCATTTCGGAAAATTCGTGATAGATATCCCTGCCGAATTTTAATCTGTATAATCTTGGAATCGATGCACTTGCTTTGAATTTAACTTTGATTCCATCAATCATTAATTCTTTTGTTATAGCCATTTTTTACATCTTATAATTCTGTTTCCGAATAGTTACCGTCAGACGGACTGTATGGCTGTTTAAACCAGTTGTTATAGACCGTTTCGTCCGTTGATTCGCAAGTTTTCGCCTTTACTACTCCGCAGGCGCATTCGCTGAAATTTCTTTTTTTACCTGAGTTGCAGTCTTGCGTACCACCTCTCACCAATAGGGTAAAATTTGGAAAAATACAACCAAAAACGGTTGAGTTCTGAAAAAATAATTTTTAAGTTCTATATTTTAGACAAGTATTGAGGTTTTTATTACTTGTTTTTATGCAAATCGACAAGATTTATCATCTCTTAATTGTTTACAAAATAACTATTGTTTTTCTTTTTTTGAAGTATTATACTATACTTAATACTATATTACGTATAATTCAGTATGAATTTTATTGATAACGAAATGGAGGAAAATATAATGAAAAAGATTTTATCAACGTTATGTGCAATTACGTTGGGTTTAACTTCAATCCCGACGTTAATATTTGCAAGTTCACTGGAAATTGAGGCAGAGGCTGTTAATTCAAATTCGGTAGAAATAAACGAAACAAATTTCCCGGATTCTGTGTTCCGAGAGTATGTTACAAACAATTTTGATACTGACAGTGACGGTTCTCTTTCAGTGGATGAAATAGCAAGAGTTACGGACATTGATGTAAATTATTGTGGAATTTCTGACCTTACTGGAATTAAATATTTTACGTCACTTAAGTCTTTAGTTTGTTATCAAAATCAGCTTAAAAGTCTTGATGTAAGTAACAATTTTAATTTAGAAGGACTGACTTGTTCTGGCAATTTGCTTACAAGTCTTGATATAAGCAATGATTCCTCTTTGAAATATCTGTATTGTGATGACAATCAACTTACAAGCCTTGATATAAACAGCAATTCTGCTTTGGATTATTTGGTGTGTTCTGATAATCATCTTACAAGTCTTGATGTAAGCAACAATTCTGCTTTGGAAGATTTGGATTGTTCTGACAATCTGCTTACAAGCCTTGATATAAGTAATAATTCCTCTTTGTGGAGTCTGGATTGTTCTGACAATCTGCTTACAGGCCTTGATATAAACAGCAATTCTGTTTTGTATTATCTGGATTGTTCTGACAATCTGCTTACAAGTCTTGATGTAAGCAACAACTTTGCTTTGGAATCTCTGGATTGTTCTGGCAATCAACTTACAAGTCTTGATCCAAGCAATAATTCCTCTTTGTGTTATCTGAATTGTTCTGACAATCAGATAACAAGTCTTGATATAAGCAACAATTCCTCTTTGTATGAATTGGATTGTTCTGAGAATCTGCTTACAAGCCTTGAGCTAAGCAATAACTCCCATTTGTGGACTCTGGATTGTTCCAGCAATCAACTTACAAACCTTGATCTAAGCAACAATCCTACTTTGGAAGATTTGTATTGTTCTGACAATCAACTTACAAGCCTTGATCTAAGCAACAATTCCTCTTTGTATAAATTGGATTGTTCTTATAATCAACTTACCTGCCTTGATCTAAGTAACATTCCTGTTTCGGATAATGGGCTGTATTGTTTTGACAATGAATACAACATTGGTGTAGTACAATCTAATACAATAGATATTAATGACTATTTGCCTTATGGCTTTGACATTAGCAAGTCAAGTAACTGGAGTGGTGCAACATACGATTCTGATACCGGAAAACTCACAATAGATGAAGATAATACAGGTACTATTAACTATGATTATGATACAGGATATGAAAGTGTTACTTTCAAACTTATCTTTACAACAAATATAACAAGTAAACCTGAAACAACAACAACCACACCAACTACCACAACAGTAATCAAAGGCGATATAAATGGCGATGGTTCTGTCAATTCAATCGATGCAGTTTTTGTTTTAAAAGATTTTGCAAGTCAGATTCTCGGCAATAAGTCAACCCTTGACGTATCCATCGCTGACATGAACGATGATGGTAAAATAAATTCATCTGACGCTGTTATTATCCTTAAACAGTACGCTCAGAGTCTTATTAATAAATAATCTTTACATGATATAGTATATAGCACCTCTGCTTTCGGGCAGTGGTGTTTTTTCTATCATGTCGCAGCATATTCCTCGCAAGCAGGCGAAATTACACGTGAATTTTTGGCTTATCTCTGCTGCGAAAAATTCCTTTTATTATTCCCATTTATTTCCTCCCTGATTAAATTATAAACAAATCTCGCTCATCGTAAATACTTCCCTGTTCTTCAACCTGACCACCTCTCAAAGCTCTGTCTAAAGCCATTATCAAGGCTACTGCTCCATCAATTTTTTCGGTCGACTTCTGCTTGTCAGGTTTTATATTTCCGGCAGGGTCTTGTCTGATAAAAATATTATCCATATTCCACCTGAGAACAGGGTGTCCGCCGTGAGATATTTTTCTTTCAAGTGTCAACTTCATTAATTCTTTTGTTGACGGACTCATATCCTTAAAATTCTGACCAAACTGAACCATTGTAAACCCAAGATTTTCAAGATTCTGCGACATTTGAATCCCATTCCATCTATCAAAAGCAATCTCCGTAATTCGGTACTTTTTGCCAAGGTCGTCAATGAATTTTTCAATAAAATCATAGTGAATTACGTTTCCTTCCGTGACTTGCAAAAATCCCTGTCTTTCCCAGATATCATACGGCACATGGTCACGTCTTACTCTTAAATCAAGCGTGTCTTTTGGAAGCCAGAAGAACGGAAGAATGTAGTATTTTTCATCATTTTCAATTGGCGGAAATACCAGAACAAAAGCCGTTATATCCGTTGTTGATGACAAATCAAGTCCGCCATAGCACACTCTTCCAAGCAACTTTTCAGCAGCAAAATAACCTGAGCATAAATCCCATTTTTCCATCGGCATCCACCTGACTGACTGCTTGACCCATTGATTGAGTCTTAGTTGTCTGAATGCATTTTCTTCTCCCGGATTTTGTTTTGCCGACTCACAAGCAGCCTTGACTTTATCGATTCCAACCGTAATTCCAAGGGATGGATTAGCCTTTTTCCAGACCTTCGGATCTGTCCAGTCTTCGTCATTTTCAGCACCGTAAATCACAGGATAAAATGTCGGGTCGTGCTTTCGACCTTCGATAATATCAACAGCTTTTTGATGAAATTCATAACAAATCGAGTGCGTATCTGTCCCGGCGGTTGTAATCAGAAAATACAGTGGTTGCATTCTTGCATCGCCTGAACCTTTGGTCATTACATCGTATAATTTTCGATTTGGTTGTGTGTGAAGTTCATCGAAAACAACCCCATGAATATTGAATCCATGCTTGCTGTACGCTTCTGCTGAAAGCACCTGATAAAAGCTATTTGTAGGCAGATATACAATTCTTTTCTGCGAGGTTAATATCTTTACTCGTTTTGAAAGTGCAGGGCACATTCTCACCATATCCGCAGCAACATCAAATACAATAGTTGCCTGTTGTCTGTCAGCTGCGCAGCCGTAAACCTCCGCACGTTGCTCGCCATCTCCGCAAGTCAGCAAAAGTGCAACAGCAGCGGCAAGTTCGCTGTTATGCGTTGGCAAAAACGAACGTCCGACAAGATATTGATGCGATGGACTGTCAACCTGAATACACTGCATTCCGTGATTTTCTATTTTTTCAATCTTGTCTATGTATCTGAAATGACTTCGTGTTGCTGGATTTCTTGGCACTTGATTCTTCAATTTTCGTTTAAGCCCAGCAATTGATAGATCATCAAAAGCAGTAAACTTCACATAATATAAAATTTCGCCTGTTTCACTTCTTCCACATAACTCACTTGATTTACTCCAATCATTTCTCTGTGTACTAATAGCTGTTGAAATAGCATTTTTTATTCCAAGGCTCCACAAAAGCTCGCTTACACTTTCAGCAAGTTTTTGTTCTGTTGACGTATATATTGCCTGACCTTTTCGATTACTTATTGAACCGTCAGAATCCATAAGCCCTTGTAAAAGTTCAATCCTTTGATGATATGAAGAGCGAAGATATATGATTGGTACTTCTTTGTCATGATAGCTTTTAAGTAGTACTTTTTTTAACTCTGGAATTCTAAAAATAACACTATTTCCAACATTGCTTCTTGCTGTTATTTCATGATAAAATGGAATAATTTTTGAAAGTACTTCGGGAATATCACAAGTCTGAACTGTGATTTCAGGTTTTACAGAATTTCCGTTTCCAAGCCAGAAACCCATAAGATATGGTTGAATCGGAAGCTCTTTTTCTTCTGTTTTTATTGCTTCTGAAATTGCAATTCTGAATCGGATACTTTCTCCATCTCTTGGCATACGGAAAATTTCACCCGTTGTCATTATGCATTTTTTTCGCTTACCATGGGTATATTCTCCACACCACTGATGATTCTCTCCGGCTTCAATTATTTCACCGTCTTTAAACATAATTCGATATGCTTGTTCTGAATAATCGATTTTGCTTTTGGCTACAACGTGGCATTGGTTTCCTCTTTCATCGAAGACAGTGTCGCCTACCTGTATTTTCCCCATTTCTGTAAAGACCTCAGGAGTCGGAATCAACGTATTCAAAGCGAGCTGTTTTCCTTGTTTTTTAGGTATTTCGACATACGCAGTCGTAAATTGGCGGTAATTATTCGGCTTGATTGCACCAAACAAATCCCTTATTATCTGCTCCTGCCAATCAATTAATTCAAACTTTTTCCCTGCCCACGTACCTTTTGTATGGCATAAGCACTCGATGAAATTAACCGCAAAATCGGCTTTTTTCTTATCGTAATGAGAATCCTTATCCATAAATCTTGTCGGTTTGTATTTTTTCAGTTTTCGCATTTTTTCTCCATCAAAAAAAGCCTGCAAATTGCAAGCTTGTAATATTGGTCACAAATCGCAGCTGTTGACTGCTTTTTGCGTTTTATTTGGCACACGACCGCCCACGTTCGCCTGTGTCGGGCTTTTTCGTAGGTGTACTAATTTTATATTTTGGATTGCGACAAGGCGATTTTCGGACAACCGTGTGCGGTATATCAGAGCCTGTTTAACATCTCTTCACGCACGTCTTTTCGGCAAAATTTGTCGATTACTGCGTTGAAAAAGTTCACCATACGCTGAGTATGCTTTCACTTTTTCGCCTTGTTCTCGGCAAATTTATGCTCGAAAATCCGCACATGCCGAGATACTAAACAGGCTCTTAAAAATGCGGCTCTTTTGAAACCGCATTATTTTCTATGAATATTTATGCATTATCTGGATAATTTTTTCCTGTTCGTCCTTTGGAATGGATATTGCGTCCATTGCCTCTCGGCACGCACAATCCGGACATATCAACGTGAAATTATCTTTTCTTGAAATTGCCGGAGGAGCTTTGTATTCCATTTTACAAATCGGACAGATTCGCTCTTTTTCTGTTGCTGCTTTCATGCTCTTTCACCTCCATCTGATATCACAAATGCGTTTCTTATTGGCATAAGACTGAATCTGAAATATTGGTATCCCTCTATGCAGGTTCTCACATATGCACTGCTTGGAATCCCTGTTTTTCGCTCTTCATGCATTATGTAGACAAAAACGTCAAGCTCTGCGATTTTATGATTTTTTCTGATTTTAACAGGAAGTTTCATTTCCTTTTTGTAGTAGAAAACAGGATATCCCTCGTAGGTATCAAGCATTAATTCATCGCCCTGAGAAACTTCCCACACGGCAATCGGTACACTGCTTCCATCGCATTTTTCAATCGTTAAATACGAGCCTGTCTTGCTTCCCTTGAACAATAACTGATAATCTTTTATTTCCGATGTTCCGACAATTTTTGCTCCCGGGCAACGCATTTTCATTTGTGCGACATTAAGATTTGAACCGTAAGCTGCATAATATTTTTTCATTGAAAATTTCCTCTCTTTCTGATAAAGCTTATCCTTTATCACCACCCCAAGCCACCCGTAGGTGGCGGTGGGGCGAGGTTTTCACCTCAGGCAGTTTCGTGTCTCCATGCTGAATTTCCGCATAATTTTTCGGTTAAAAGTTTTCTTGCTGTTGCAAATTCTTCCCCGACCATTCCAAGTCGTATCAGCCATGTTCTCATTGCGAATGCAGGGTTTTCATGCTGCTGCTCTTTCGGGCTTGCTGTTTTCAATTCCTTTGCCATCTGGCTTAGCAGAAGCGAAAGCTGAATTACCGTTTTCAATCTTCCTGCGTGAATTCCGTTTTTCTTTCCGTTTCCCGGTCTTAAAAATTCGTAACCTCTGAATTCAACCGTTCCCTTTGTAAAAAGGCTGTGCAGATTTAAAAATGCGTATCTGCTTTGGTTGTAATGTGCGTTTCTTCTGTTTTCTGCGTGGTGGGTTGTATACCAGATGTCGGCAAGTTCTGCCATGCTTTCAGGCTTCTG